AGATATTTAGCGTTTGTTGGTGTTGTATAAGTTCCTGAACCACTTGTATAAACAGTAACTTGTGGCGCTGCATGACTTACTTGTGTAGAACCATCGGGGAAAGTAATGTTTGTTCCAACATTAAAAATAGGAGCACTGTAAGTTCCCGTTGAAGGATTCCATTTTAATTTAGTAGAAGAAACATACTCACCCAAGTTTCCTGTGGTGTTTGTTTTCCAAACAGGATACATGGTCGCATTAGTTGACGTATCGTCAGTGGTTGCGGTATTTGTGGCGTTAGTCGCTGTGGTGGCTGTGGTCGCAGTTCCAGCATTACCGTCAATGCTTGTGCCTGTCAGGGTCTGGCTGGCGCTTGCTCGGTTAAGGGCAATGGCTGTCGTGCCAATGTAGAGGCTTGAATTGCCCAAAACGCCAGTAGGAATTGTGCCTGTCAAGTTACCAGCGGTTAGGCTTGTCAAAGAAGCGCCAGAGCCGCTGAACCCTGTGGCTGTCAGTACACCAGTGGAAGGGTTGTATTGGTACTTGGTGGAACTTGTATATTCAGTCGATACAGTACCAGATGTTGCATTGGCAAACAGAGGATAACGAGTGGCGTTAGTGGTTGTATCGTCACTGAGGCTGATGGATGACGCAGGGGTAGACCATGTGGGAGTGCCAGAACCGTTTGAGGTTAGGACTTGTCCAGTAGAGCCAGCAGCACTAAATGCGTAAGCAGTACCAGTGCCGTAGGCAATAGCACCAGCAGTAGGAGTAGCCGTTCCATTTGTACCGCCTCCATTAATGCCGACCACACCCCATGCTGGCGCAGCGGTTGAACCGCCTGTAACCAAGGCCTGGCCAGAAGTTCCGTAGCCTGTTGTTCCGCTTAATGCAGGAGTTGTTCCAAGGTTTGTTGAAAAACCAAGAGCGCCTGAACTGTTGATTACATGAGCATATTGGCCTGTTGAACCCCAAGCAAAATAGCTTTTATATCCGTTGCCAGACCCAAAAGTAATGTCTCCATCGTGACCAGAAAAATAAATCCCGTTGTTAATAGAGTAAAAATCAGATGGTGTACCAGATGAGTAAACAGATGAGTTCATGCCAAACTCACCGTAATACGATGAATCTGTACCTATGTCGTTAGAGATAACGTAATTGGTTGAAGCGCTAGCAGATGTACTCTTGTTTTGGATAACAAGCTGGTTATATGAGTTGGCGGTTGTGCTACCAAAAGAAGCAATAGAGTTGGAAGCATTGAACGACAAAACTGGCGTTGTACTGGTAACAGAATTAGCCGACAAAGTAGTGAAGTCGCCAGATGACCGAGTGGTCGCACCGATAGACGCACCATTAATTGTCCCGCCTGTAATCGCCACGGAGTTGGCGTTTTGGGTTGACATTGTTCCCAAGCCAGTGATTGCTGTATTAGGAATGGTCGAAGAAGCCGTAAAAGCGCCCGTACCGTTACCAAATACATATCCTGATAGGGTAGCCGCACCTGTGCCGCCAGAGGCCACGGGGATAGGGCTAGAAAGCCCTGAAATCGTCCCGCCAGTTATAGCCACAGAATTGGAGTTCTGTGTGCTCATTGTCCCCAAACCAGTAATGTCCGTATTTGGGATTGAAGTCACCGCTGTCAAAGCGCTCGTGCCAGTCCCTTTCACATATCCAGTTAGGGATGTTGCGCCTGTGCCGCCGTAGGGAACTCCGATTGTTGAAGCGTTCCATGTGCCTGCCGTAAGTGTTCCAACGCCTGTGATGCCTGTGTAAGAGCCTGAAATCAACGAACTGGCGATAGTTCCTGATGTGATTTGCGAGGCAGCAATGGCAATTGAGGTAGGTGTTGCGCTTGTTACTTGACCCTGAGCATTGATCGCCAAAACAGGGACGCTAGACGCTGAACCATAGGTCGAAGCGGTCACACCTGTGTTGGTAATGCTAAATTGCGTACCTGTCAACGTCAAGCCAGTTCCTGCTGTGTAAGGCGCAGAAAGAGTAAATGACGAAAAATTAATGGCTGTCACACCTAAAGTGCCGCCATTTTGAGCAGTTGAATACCAACCTGTTCCTGTTTGAGTTGTGCCGTTTTCAACAAATGTAATGGCGCTCACCACTTCCGACCATGTATTCATGTCCGAAGAACGAGTCCAAACACCTGCGGATGCCACATAAATGCCGTTATTTGCAGCATTAGATTGATTTTTTACCAATACTCGGTCATTAGCTAACGTTGTGTAACCATCTATTGTCTGAAGGCCAGACAAGGTAATGTTTGCTGTTGTTGCGGCTTGAACTGGCGCTTTCCAATACAAACCAGCGGCATACGCTTGAAGGGTAAATAGGTTAACAATGTCAGTGGAGTTAACAGGCGAGTTAATGACTTGCCCTGTTGTTGTCTGAATATTGGTAAAAACCCCAGTAGACGGAGTTGTAGCGCCGATTGTCGTGCTATCAATCGTGCTATTGGTGATCTGTAAGCCCGATTGTTGCGGTTTAACAGTAGCGTAAAAGGGCTGACCCTGCCCGATAAACGTATTGAATGAGTTATCAAGATTGAATAACGCCTGTACAGGCAAGATATTCTGGTCGTTTACTTTTGCGGGGTCAGCCATTTAAGCCTCTTAGGATTGATCTGCCACAGGAGTGACGTACAGCAAACCAGCGGTAGCCGAATTACTGAGCGCGGTCATGTAAAAGGGCGCTTGGGGGGTTGCCAAGATCAAAGGTGAAGTCATGCCAGCAGGCAATACGTAGTCTCCATTCGTTCCGTCTGAAGGAAACGTAGGAGCACCAACGCTCGAAGTTGTACCAAACTTCACGGCAATAGGAGCAGCGCCCGTATTGAGGAATGAAGCAAAGTTTACTTGGTCGTTAGTGTAGTTACCAACGATCTGGACAGCAGAGTGTGCAGTGTTGGTCACAGATAACGCAACGGTTTGACCCGAATTGCGCTGTACGGTTGAGCCAGCCATGATTAGACAGCAGTCACAGGTGCAGGGCCTTCCAGACGGGTAATCTGGATGACGTATTGACCACTAGCAGGCACAAGAGAAGCGTTTGATGTCAAGTTGCCAAACTGGATTTGCAAAGTGTTAGCAGCAGTGCAATCGGCTTCAGCAATGATAACGCCAGCGGTTTGAGTACCAATCACACCTTGGACAACAATAAAATCAGTTGTCAACAAGCCAGGCACTGTGTAAGTCACAGCGGTGGTAGTGTTGGCAGCCAAAGTATTGGATGCGTTGTTAAGAGTGGGAGTGATGTAGAAAGTCTCATGGGCATTGCCACGAGTTACGGTCGTAGATGACATTTTGCGTCCTTTCAGAAAGACAAAGTGATTATACAAAAAACGCCCAATAAAGGGCGTTTCCTGATTGGTTTTTTTGCTATTTAAGCAGCAATCAAACCAAGAGCTTTCAATGCGGTAACGATGTCACCGATTGTGTAAGCTGTTGAGCCAGACGCACCTGGGAAGGTGGTGTTGGTGTACACAGCAGTAGTAGAACCAGCAGCAGTAGTGGTGGTGTTACCAGCGGAAGTGGGTTGAACCACAGCGGTAACGCCATAGAAAGACACTTTGCCACCGTTAGGGGCGATAGCCGTTCCGTCTGTGCTGTCACCATCAATCAGATAGTGAGGGCTGGTTGTAACGGCGGGGCCATTGTTGGTGTAGGTGGTGGGGGTCAAAGCCATGATTATTTACTCCTTATTGAAGATTAGGCTGCAACACGGCAAGCGAGTTCAGGGTACAAAGGTGCCCAACCATACAACACATCAAGACGAGTAGGGATACTATCGTTGTTGATGGTGTATTGGCGAACCACACGCATGGACAAACCAATCTCTTTGTCAGAGGCGCGACCAGCGAAGTGGACGCCTTCTGGCAATTCAAGATCAGCCACAGCCAAAGTGAACGCATTGCGGTGCATGATGATGTTCTGTGGAGAAACGACACCAGTGCTGTTGAAAGGAGTCACAGCAGAAGCGCCAGCCGATGTAATGCTCACGTTCTGGAATTGACCAGCGGAGATCACAGCAGGAGACACAGTAACGCTGTTACCAGAGATAGCTTTCACCACGAAGTTACGCAGTTTGTTGCTACCGTAGGCTTGACGGTTTTGGGGGTTAACTGCATAGACGTTAGCGATAGTGAAAGTGTCGCCAACGTTAGGAGTAAACGTACCCGATTTAGTCAAGGTCAACACCGAGCTAGAAGCCCAACCAGAGGTCAAGATACCAGTATCGGTAGAAGTGTTGATGGTTGCAGTGCCGTTGTAGTTGCCAAAGGTTTGGCTAACAACGTTCTGATCCATTTTCCAGTTCATACCACCAGAATCACGACCCATCAGACCTTTACGGTACTGTTCGCCAATGGCTTCTTGAGGCACAAACAAACCTTTCAAGCTGTCCACGATGGTGGCAGATGTGAAAGGCTCAACGGTGCAAGAACGGCGACCATCACGAGGAGCACCTTCGCTGTCGAGGTAAGCGCCAGCGGTTAGATAAGTAATCAGACCAGTGGGAGGCGTACCAGCAGTACCAACGATGTTGGCGGTGTTCAACGCAGCCATAGACAAACCATCACGGTCAATCTTGTTGGCAATAGCGGCGACAGCGGGTTTCAACACGCGGTCACTGAACATATCCAAACTTAATGCTAAATCTTGCGTAGTAAATTGTGTATCCACGTGAAATTGAGTGGAAAGTGTTACTGGCACTGAAGTTTCGTTGAAATCTTCAACGTTCAAAGCAGGGCCAGTAGTACCAATGAAACGACCAGGACGGCGGACGTTCACGGTATTACCAATTTTGCCGCCAACGACAGCGAATTGATCATCATAGTTACGGTCAACTTCCGAAGTGAAAGTCAATTCGTTCTCCAAGACCATCAACGCTTCGTTGGTGATCTTGGAAATGGTTAGGAGTTGGTTACTCATTTCATTTCCTTTGAATTAAATATGAACAAAAAAGGGTCTGTCAGCGAATCCGACCTTGTTTTCGTGCTGCTTTCCACTGTGAGTAAGTTCCGTGGAATTGACCGTTTGAGTCAATAGCTACATCCGCTACTCCAGCCGCAGTGCGAATCGGTTGAATTGGCGCTGGCGCTTTACTTTTAACCACAGGCTTTACTTCTTCAGGCTTGGCTTCAAACCTTGCCTCCAGTTTCCCCAACTCTTTCATGGCGGCTTTTTCCGTCATACCAGCAATCTTTTTGGCGAGGTCTGAGTTCTCGGCTAAGTGATACAGGATTTTTGGGCCTACATCGCTCTCAAGAATCGCATCACGTACCGAGTCGCTTACAACTACGTCACTTGATGCCACCATATCGTCAAAATCAGGCAATTCTGCTTTGGCTTGCTGTACCTTTTGACCCCAAGTCTCATAAACTTTTTGTCGTTGGGCAGCAGCTTTTTCCTCAGCATCACGCCTATCACGTTCCTGAAGCGCTTTTTCTGTCGAATACTCTGCAAGAGCCTTCGCATATTCAAACGCATCCTGAAACTGGCTAGGTTGCGGTTCTTCGTCAACAGGCGCAGCCTTTTGGGGCTGTGTTTGTCTCTCAAGAGCCGCTAGACGTTCTTCCAGAGCTTGCCTTTGCTCACGTTCACGTTGCGCTTCTTTACGCGCTTCTTCACGCTGCTTGGTAATCTCTGAAAACCTCCGTTCGAGTTTCGGATTCTGTTTCCGTTCACCCTCTGGCTTGGCTTCCTCTTTCGCTTCCTCTGGCTCACTCCCACTAACATCATCCAATACTGGCTCTGTTGGAGTTTCCTCAACAACAGCCACAGGCTCGGATTCTGTTTGGGCTAAACCCAGTTTTTGTGCATAGAACTCAGCCGCATTTTCGCTAGTCAATACTTGACCTGCTTGGTTTTCGGACATACGTTTCCCAACGATTTAACCCTGTGTACCTCACAGGTAAGGTTTAGTAGCCATTATGCTACTGATTTTGTTGATTTGCAATGTCTTGATTAGCCTGATTTGCGTAAGCGTATTGTTCCGCATTACGCACTTGGATTTCCTTCTCAAGGCGCTTGGTGTCCATGTGGTGAAGCAGCAATTCCATGATTGCTTCAATCTCCACTTTGTTCTGTGAGGTAATGGCGCGGGTATTCTGGTCGTTGACCTTGACTTCTGCCATTGTCTCGGTATTGTGTGCCTTGGCTGTCTGGCGCATCAGTTCACGCTTAGTTTCAGCGTCTTGCTTGACTTGCTCGATGTCGGCGCGTTGCTTCATGGCAACTTCCATTTGCTGCATCTTCTGCTGCATTTCTTGTACTTGCGCCTGAGCTTGAGCCATAGCCATTTGGATTTGTGGTGGCACATCCGATTTTTCGTCAATCTTAGACAATGGGTTGAGCGTAGCCAAGCGGTCTGCAATGACGTCTGCACCAGGGAAGTCCATGTTCCTGAACCACAAATCGCCAATCTGAGACATAAGCTGCGGGTCTGCCGACAAGATAGGCGTGATTGTCTCCAAAGCCTCTTGCCGCTTGCTGTTGTAGCCTGGGCCTGTGTCCATCACCACATCGTAAAGACCCACAGTCAGGTCGTTTTTCATGAGGTTGTTCACGGCATCACGCTCGTTGACCGTCACCAACTCAGGCTTACCGTCATCACCAATAA